ATCCAGATCCACATTCCCCCTCGCTTTGTGAAAGCCACAGGCAGCAGATCGAGCTTGGCCTCGTCCTTGAGATTCTGCTTTTCCTTCTTGCCTGGTTTGCGACCGCTGGACTTCTCGATCGCGTCGGCCTTCTCCTGCAACTTGCGATCGAGCACGCTGGCCGGGATCTGTTTGGCCTCGGCCATGAATCGCAGCATCCATTGGCCGGCAATTGCCTCCACCAACCGGCCGTGTTTCTCACCCCGGGGCGGCACCCAGCCGCTCGAGCGTTCCTGCGTGGCACCACACTCAACGAATGGAGTGCGCTGCAGCGCTTCCTCCAAGCTTTGAAGGTTGCCCAGCCAGCTATCGGCGATACGGTAAATGATGGCGTTCTTCAGCATGTTCATTTCGCTCCAAGGAGAGCCTGGGGCGCGCTCGCACCCAGGCCATGGTTCAGTTCAGCCTGGCGGCCGGATTGGAAACCGTGGTGGTAGTCGTTCTCGGCCACGTTTTTGCCCTTTGTGCGGTCTTTGAATTTGCTCGTCTGCATAGCCGGATGGCGTTGTTGCATGTATTGCTCAATCAACTCTGGGCTGCCGGGCTGGCCAGCAAAGCGCTCCAGCTTTCCACGGACGCCGGATACCCAGCCTTCTGCATATGCGTCACCGCGGGCAACTTTGGTTTTCGGCTTGCAGTTCTTCGATTGCTTGCCAATGTGCCCACGGCGATCCTTTGCGCACTGGCGTGCCAGCACATCGAAGGCATAACCCGCAACCTCTGATGCCATGTCGATGCCAACGAATACGAACTGACGCTGAGTGCGCCGTGTCCCACCAGAGGTCAGCGCGAGCTCAGTGGATGTGAAGAAGGTGCAGCCAAAGGCTTCCGCGATGGCATGGGCCAGTGCCGCCTCCCATCGCACCAGTGGCGCACTCGGAGCTTTTTGCTGGCATTCGGAAACGTCCGCCAGGCTGATGTCCACTTCGGACAGGCCGAACGCCGCCATGAGCTTCTGCGCCTGGCGCAGCGCGGCCGCAGCTTCATGCTGTTCGGAGCTGGCGGCCAGCGCCAGGCACTTCTTGACTTTCTGCAGTGCTTCATCTCGGGTCATACGGCCGCCATATCCAGGGTGATAGGGTCGTACTCGCCGGTGGCATCGTCGCGCTTGTAAAAGCGGATGTATGGCTTGGTGCTTGCAATCTGAATGCTGTCCGAGATCGCTGTCATGGCCTGTAGCCAGTCCTCATCCTTGATCTCCAGTCGGCGCAGGCCCAGCACGCGGCCCGTGTTGATCTTGCCCTGCTTGTCGACCTGGAATGCGTCGTTGATCAAGACTTTGATGTTGTCATCGGCACTTGCTGCCCAACGAGTCACGCACTGGTCGATGAGAACCTTGGCGGCCTGCAGTTGCTCGCCAAAGACGATGTGATCCTGCATCTGGCGCACAAGCTTGTACCGGCCGTCAAAGGAGGTAAGCGTGACATTGCCTTTTTCACCACCGCTTTTGACGCCGTACTGCTCCAGACTGGTGATGATCAGGGCGCCCACCTCTTGCATGGCATCGAGCTTGAACTTGGCCAGCCCTTGGCTGTGCTGCTCGGCCATCGAGCACAGCTCACGCACGACCTGGTCGCGCAGCTTGTCGATGTCTTTGATCTTGCTTTCGGGGATCAGGTTGCCGCGGGCGTCTTGCCAGTAGCCCTGTGGAATGGTTGGTAGCATATTTTGTTGTGTCATGCGTCGTTCTCGAATGGATCAGCAGCTGAAACCGCGGCTGGGAATGCGTTTGAAGTCTTCGGCGCCGGCGCGCGCGGCCGGTGCCTGGCGTTGCGTCCATGTGGGTCCGCGCATGCGGTCGTACTGCGCAGGTGGCACGGCATTGGCCGGACGCGGCGGGGCGTCGGCCAGACGCGGTCGGCCTACGCCGCGGGAACTCTTTTGGGTAGTGGTCACAGGTAGCTCCTTTATTGCTGCTGGGATTTGCGGGCGACTTCCTCTCGCATGCGGCGCACCGTGGGGCTCACGCCCTGTGGCGCCTGCGGGCTGGTCACCAGCTGCGGGGCGGGCTGCAGTGCATGCCCAATGGACACAGGGCCTTCGACCCGGGCAGCGCGCGGGCCACTTCGCTTTTCGTCTTCACGCTGTTGCTCGGCCGCCGCCTCATGCTTGTCGGCCATGGCAGCGATCACCGCATACAGGTAGCCATGCCCTTTCATGGGCAGCTCCAGGCGCTGCGCGTTACGCGCGGCCAGCATCTGACCGATGGCCTGGTCCCAGGCCGACAGCGGCGCAGCCCAGTCGCGACCCTTGTGGGTAATTGCCTTGCGCTCCAGGTCGGGCAGCAGTTGCAAGATCAGCTTGATCTTCTTTGCGAGCGTCAGCCGCTGCTTCTGCGGAGCGAACAGCGAGATGTACTGCAGCACCTGCATACCCATGGGAACGCTCACGGCAGCAAGCCGGTCAAGGGCGCGGTGATCGACCTCGTTGGCAAAAGCAGCGACCAGGTCAAACTCCGAGCCGCAAGCAGGACAGGACAGGTCCGCACTCATATGGCCCAACCTCCCCACACAATGCGGCCCAAGGCCATAGCTGTAGAGAATCCCAACGCCATAAAGATCGCGAGGATCAGCACGAATCGTGCGAGCCGCTCCTTGCGAGAAATGCCCTGCGAGCTGCTCGCGCGAGCGCCGGGCGCAAAGTAGTAGTCGGGCGTGCAGTCGCAGTTCGCTCGCGCGTTGCACACGCCGAGCTCGTTGCAAGTCCGCGGCCGGCTTTTCTGAACATGATTCATGCTGCTTGTCTCCGCACGAAAAGGGCCGCGACGCTGCGCGCGCCGGGGAAGTTGGCCAAGGTCTGCGAAACAGCAGCGGCGCCGTCTGCGAAAAGGCCGGTGTACCGACTGCGGCTGCCGTCGGCCAGGGTGATGTGGATGCGGTAGATGGCCATGGCTCAGCAGCTCGCAATCACCTGAGCGTCTACCTGGGGCCAGCTGGCACGCGCGGCTGCGTTCATTGCGCGACAGACCAGGTTGTTCACCACCAGCGGATAGCACTCGCTGCGCGCGTCCTGGGGCTTGCCGCCGCGGGGAATGTGCACCAGGCGGGCGCGGATCGCGTCTGCCGCGTCAGGGGCGAAAACGTCTTCGTACTTGAGGTCGAAGCGCGCAAACTTATGGCGCAGATAGCTTTCGAGCTCAGCGTCCAGGGGTTCGAGCTCCACAATCTCGCAACGCTGTGCCACTTCGCGCACGTCGGCGTTCTGGCTGCTCAGGCGGTCGCGCAGCTCAGTCTGGCCGATGAGGGCCACGCCCACCAGGCGCTGCATGCCGTCCTTGAGTTCGATGAAACGCTTCAGGTGCTTGAGCGTGGCGCTGGGCAGGCAATGGGCCTCTTCAATGACCAGCAAATGGCGGCGGCCGGCGCGGCGGCTGGCTTTGAGCAATTCGTGCACCTGGCGAAACCGCGCCTCCGGGCTGCTCTTGATCTTGAGTTGCGGGTCCAGCACGCTGGCGATGGCCTCGGCGATGTGGCTGCTCTTGAGCGTTTTTCCTTTCTGATCATTGGCTTCCATGGCAAGCACATAGGGGCGGATGATCACGATGTCGCGCTTGTCAGCCTTGATCCGTTCTTCCAGGTCTTCAGCCAGGGTGCTCTTGCCCGCGCCGCTTTCGCCCACCACCGCCACGAAGCCATGATGGTTGGCACAGTCGGTCAGCGTGGCGCGCACATAGCGCACGCTGGTGCTCTGGTGCACGTCGTCGGGACTTTGGATGTCGTCCAGGAATGGGTTGCGTGGCAAGGCAAAGTGCTTGCGGGCCTCAGGGCTCAGGGCTTCGTTCTGCAGTAGCATGGTTTCCTCCTCGGGGGTTTCGGTTGGTTTCGGGACTTCAGGGGCGGCCACGGTGAGGTACGAACTCACCGTGGCCAACTTCTTTTTGCTCGCCATGACGAGCGCTGCACGGCAGGCCGTGAGTTGCTTTTGGGTCAAACCACGCGCTACTAGGTAGGCGTCAAATTTCTGGCGCGCCATCTGGGCGCCGCGTGCCGGCCACTCGCCATGCGCCACCATGCGGCTCATGGCAGAGCGGCTCATCCCGGTGGCGCGGCACAGGTCGGTTTGGGAAATGCCGAACTCGAGCAGCAATGAGGACAGGCTCATCACGCGCCTCCCGCCACCATGCGCAGGCCGCTGCGCACCGTGAGGCGCGCCTGCAGATCGTGCAGTTGGTCTTCGGGCACTCCATCGGGATACCAGGCGCGCACCTGGGCGCTGGCTTCCCGACTCATCGTCACGCCCATGCGTCCCAGCTCGGCTGCGGCTTCAAAGGGCGTGAGCACCCGGGTAGGCATGGCGGTGCGGCTGGTAGTGGTGGACGATGACAAGTCAGTGCCTCGGCGCGGCATGAAAGTGCGCGCTGGTGCCTGGTCAATGACCTTGCCAGGATCAATCCGGCCGCCAAAAGGAGTGGCCTTGGCCTTGCGTTTGGCCTCGGCTTCGGCGTCGGTAGACGCATCCATGGCAAAGCGCTCGACCTCCCTGCGATTCGCTTCCAGTAGGGTGTCTGCCGGGCGAGCCCAGTCCTCGCCGATCACGTTGGCATCGTCGCGGAAGCCTGCCTCATTGCGTGCCACCAATGGGATGCTGTGCAGCACCTCGTTGCCATCGGCATCTGTATCTACCACCATGGCGGCATCTGATATCCATGGGTTCAGGGTGATGTGCAGCTTCTCTCCCACCATCACTCCCGGCACGCCACGCACGTCGAATTCGCGGCCTTTGTAGGAAACGGTCAGGAAGTCGGTGACCTTGCGCGTCTGCGGCGTCTCGGTGAGGAGCGCTTGGCACACGTCAACGGAAGGGGCGACACGCAGTTGCTCTGTGGTGATGGTCAGCCACATGTCATAGCGCGTTTTGCCGTGCCGGCTATGCACCTTGGTAGCGTTGAACCAGCGGGCCCAGCGCTGTGCCTGGGCGTTGAGTTCAGCCAGGTCGCGCACGGGGCGCAGACGCAGGCCCGATTCGAAGCCGCGCTCGATGAGGTCTCGGGCTTTTTCCACCTGACCGGTGGCTCGGGCATTGCCAGGCGCATGGGCGATGGTCTTGACCTGCAAGCGCCGGGCCAAGTTGGTGAACAGGCCGCCGGTGTTGGCGCTGCCCATGTCCATCATCAAAATGAAGGGCACGCCGTGGAAGGGGTCACCGTCGCGTTTTTGCGTTGCGGAGATGAAGCACTCGGACAGGTTGGTGCCACTCTCAGCGCCCATCACGTACTGCACGTAGATGGCCGAGCTGTGGTGGCAGGTGATTTCGTAGCTCCACACCCGGTCGGCCTCAATGCGTTTGAGGTTGGCCGGTTTGTTCTTGTAGAACTTGTCGCGCTCCATCACCTGCAGGCCGCTCTCGGTTTGGGTTCGCGCGTTGAGGTAATACAGCACGCACAGGCTGGCGTCGATTTGCCAGACATGGTTGGGATGCAGGCTCTTGAGCTCGACGGCAGGCGTGGGCCGGTTGAGCTGGTCCGGGTGCAGGTTGTAGTGGCGCAGTCCGCGGGCAATGGCGCTGTCGCTGAGAGGTGTGACTTCGCCAGTGACGGGATCGGTGCGCTCGGCGCGGACCTCGTTGTTGGCGCGAGCCACCTCGACGGCCTGGCCGATGGACATGAGGCGTTTGTTGGTTTTGCGGTGGCTGGTCATCAGCAGAGCGCTGATGACAATGGCCTCGTCGCGCGAGAGCTGCACTGCGCCGGCATCGCTTCGGCGTTTGCGTTGAGGTTTCACAGTGACTTTCTGCAGGTGGCGGTGGAGCGTTGCGCGCGACAGGCCCAGCTCAGCACAGGCGGCCGCATAGACGGCTTGCTTGCCACCGCTTGGTGCGGAGGCAGCGGCCTGTGCGATTTGCACCAGGCGCTGCGTGATAGCTGGGTTGATGGACATGGCGTGCGGTTTTCAGTTGCCCGCCCACTGCGCCACGTCAGCGGCCAGGGCTGCGTCTGCTGCGGTGGAGACGTCAGGCAGGTTGAACTCTTCGCGCAGCGCTGCTAGGTCGGCCGTGATCTGGCCCACCAGGCCTGCCATAAAAACCGATTGGCTTGGGGTGTCCGCGGGAACATCATTCAGAGCGATGAGCGCCTGGCGCAGTTGGCCGCGAATGGCGCCCAGGGCGTCGTTCATGATGGTGGTGGCTTCGCGCTGAAGGTCGGCCAGATCTTCGTCAGGCTTCATCACGGCAATGCGCGCCGCCTTGGCCTCTGCTGCCTCTTTCTGCTTGGTTACCACTTCCAGTCGTTTGGTGGTGGCGGCATGCTCCTGCTTACTCTCTTCGGCCTGCTTGGCAAAAGTCGCTTTTTCGTGGGCATGGCGCCCTGCCAGTTCTTGCAGCAGGTCAAGTACCTCATCGCGGCTTTGGGCTTCTTCCACTGCGCGGCGCACCAGTTCCTGGTCGGGTGCTGGCAGGCCTTTGATGGCGTTGTAGTCCACCTGGCGCAGGCCAAGGCGCTCGGCTTGTTCGAAGGCATCGCAACCGATGGCGTTGCGGTTTACTGCAATTGCACGCATCCGCTGGTACGACTTCCCCAACTTGACTTCGCAGAACTCATCCAGACTCTGAAAATGCTCACCGTGAGCACTTTGAGGATTCCGAAGATGTCGCCAAGCCTTTGATTTCTTTACGTTTTCGTAAGTCGCAAGAATGGCGGCGGTGCTCACCGTGAGCACAAAGTCCATGGCTTCGAGGCGACCGATGTCGATACCCGCAGCCAGCACCTCCTCTTTTTCCTGCTGTGCTTGAGTCTGGATTTCCTGGCGACTTCTTTCAATCACGGCCAGGGTGTTGGTGGCGGAAATTTCCTGTTCGATCGCGGCAGTGTTGACGGCGATTTCTTTGCTGACCGGTGCGGGCGTTTCTTTGCGTGCCATGAATGTCTCTTCGGGTTGGTGTTACAGGGGGACGGAATAGCGGGCGCTGATGTCATCCAGCTGGCGCTTCGCGGCATTCAGATTGGTGGCCACGGTGGTGGCGATGCGCACAAACTGCACGCCCAGGCGCCAGCGGTTGGTGCCGGCCACCTGCTCGACGTAGCCCGTGGTGGCCAGGGCCGGCAAGTTGATGGACACCCAGCTAGGCGAAATACCCAGTCCTTTGGCGATCTCGCCGGGGGCCAGGCCAAGCAGCTCATGGCCGGCCAGCAAGCGGAACAGATCACAAACTTTTTTTGCAGGGCCGCTGAGCGCGATGCTTTCCTTGCTCATGCCATGACTCCCAGCAGCGCCACCTGTTTGAACAGTTCCGCGGCCAGGTCCGATGCCTCTTTGCGCGACAGCTGCAGGGCAATCGTCGTGCTGTCATCGGTGCGCGAAACGCGAATGCCGCGCTTGGTTCCGGTGACGGTCACCAAGGCGCTGTTTGTGTCGTATTCAGCCTCGCGGATCACGCCATGCTCGTTTCTGATGAGAACGCGGAAAGTAGCGGTCATGCTTCAAACTCCAGTTGAGGCGTGGCGTAGCGCGCCACGTTGGCGTGGTGAAAAGCCACCTGCTCCATGTGCTGGTGCAATGCGGCCAAGGTCTTTTCGGCGTCGACCGCAGTGGGGTCGGCGTAGAAGGCGGTCATCAGCTGCAACGCCTCTGCCCAGCTGCTGTTCATGTCCAGCAGCTCTGTCTTGCTGGCTTTGCGGCCGTTGGGCATGTCGATCACCATTCGGCCCGGTGTGGCGGCGAGAAAATCGCTTGCGTAGTGACAGCCGCAAGCGTGCTCGAACGCGGGTACCAAAATGGCCGGCATGCGGCCTGTACCCAGCCATTTGTAGAGGCTGTCGTGTGTGGCACCCATGCGGTCGGCAATGCGCTCCACGCTCAGTTGCTGCTTGGCGTGGGCGTATTCCTTGCACAGGCGCAGGGCGTGCACCAAGCTGGTGGCGCGCAGGTGTTTCCAGTCGCGACGGATCATTGGAAAAGCCCTCCTGCAGGTGCGTCCAAACAAATGCCGTTTTTGAAATGCCGCAAAAGGCTTTTGCGCTGGCAAAGTTCAGCCATCACCGAAACAGCCAAGGAGCAGCACATGAAACCAAACGACTTTGACGAATTGGCGGGCCGCATTGACGGCGTGGCGCAAGCATTGCTACGCATCTCGGCCGAGCTGGAGATTGCGCGGCTCATGGACGGGCCTCGCTTGGCAGCTGCGTGGCGTCAGGCCCGACCTGAGCATTTGGCGTTGGATCAGCAACTGCAGGCGTCGCGCCATGTGCTGCACCAAATGGCTGATTCGCTGGACGCGGCACGCGAGTTCCGATCACCAGCGCCTTGAGCGGAAAACCCAATGCGTCACGTGCAGCCACGCCATAGGTAGAAACCGTAACGGCGTCACCAGAATTTGTTACATTGACGGGCAGGTAGCTCATGACGCGTCTCAGGCTGCGGCAAAGCGGTGCACGGCGGAATGGCCACGCGATACTTCGCCCGACTTGAGGCCCAACTGCACCGCGATGTTGTGCGCGTCGCCACGCAGGCATTTGAGGCGGGGATTGAGTTCGTTGTCGGCCAGAATGGCGAGGACCATGTTCGGGCTGTAGCCGTTGGCTTTGGCCCAGCTGGAGATCGACAGCCCTTTGCTGGCGAACTCCTGTCGGACCTGCAATCTGGTTTTGAGCATGGTGATGCGTCCTAAATGTTGTGCAGCAATTGGCGTTGCTGCATTTGTTTGTGTGTTGTTGTGAAGAATTATGGAGCCAATCATTTCCATTGGCAATGAAAATATGGAAATATTTATTTCCATCGGCATGCGCTTGAAGGAAGAGCGCGAGGCGATGGGCAAGACTCAAAGCGACTTTGCGGAGATCGCCTCCGCTGCGGGCGTACCTGGGGCAACCAGGCAATCACAAGCCAAGTACGAGAAAGGGCTGGCTTCACCGAGCGCGGCCTACCTGTCCGCAATCGCGCTTCAAGGTGTAGACGTGCGCTACATCCTCACGGGTAACCGAGATGGCACCCCGCCGCTGGTACTGTCAGCCGAAGAGCAAACGATGCTGAATTACTTCAGAGACGCCTCGAAGGAGGTGCGCCGCGCCGCGCTCGGCGCGCTGTTGGGGGCAAATGCGCAGACAGTGAGTCACGTGGGCGGAACGCACAGCCAACACAGCAGTGGTCCAGGTGCAATGCATATCGGCGGCATCGGCAATGCGCCGCCCAAACGACGGGGGTAGGCGTGGTACTGGTTCCGAAGTGGTTAAGAGACTGGATTGCGCGGCTGACGCCGCAACAGGCAAGTAGCGGTAATGGTGCGGTTCATATGGGTGATGTGGGCGGGAGCGTGCACAACGTCACGCAGGTCCATCATCATTTCTATGCAACAGCACCGCCTGAGCAAACAACCCCGGTAAGCACAGTTGCAGCCCGTGCGATCACGCCGCCGCCCACTCAATCGGTGGTCACCGCAGCGCATAAGGATGTGCTGGCCTCGATGAAACGTCTCCCCGAACCGGTGCGCATCAAGGTGCTCGATTTCATGCGGAGAGAATTTAAGACGGGCATGGTGATTGAGCTTCAGCCCAGCCAGTTACTGCGCGTGCGACGTTATGTGGAAACGATCAACCAGAGGTCTGCAGGGCAGAAGGAGCGAGCGTGATCAAGTCAGCTATTTTTTTGTGTTCCGCCTTGCTGGTGCTTCCGGCGTGGGCCATTAACAAGTGCACTGGAGCGGATGGGCGTGTGACCTACCAAGAGACAGCGTGTCCCACAAGTGCAAAGGACGGTCAGCAGGTGAAAACCTGGGTGAACAGCGGGTATCGCTCCAACGCGACCCCAGCCGGTAGAGATGTCGCGCCAAATCTCAATATCTCAGGACCGTCCGAGGCTGGCCCGCTGCTTGCCCTTTATCGTCGCTGGGCTGATACAGAACGTCTGGCGTTTTCTACGAGCCGTATTGCGCTCAGCGGGCCAGCGGCGAACATGCAAGCTTTGCAGCGTGAGGCTGAATCCATGAAGACACAAGAATGTCTCGCAGCGGCGCACAAGACGCTGACGGAGCTGATTACAAAGAGCACCGAGGCCATCTTGCAGTTCATGGCAAAACAGGAGGTCACCGGAATGGCATATCAGATTGTTCACCGCCCAAAGCTGGTACCAGAGTTCGAGTCTGCTATTGCCTCGGCACGCTGCAAATGAGCTCAACACACCCCACCATCCTCCTTTTCGAACAGCGCGCCGAGTTGCTGGACCTGCAAGGCAGCAAGGCTGGCCTGGATGACGCCATTGCCCAGCTTGCCGCCTGGATGGATCTGGCAGGGCCACGCCTCACAGAAGACGACCTGACCGTGCTGGGCGAGGTTGGCGCGATGCTTTACCGCGAGGGCCTGCAGCGGAGAGCATCAGGAAGCAACACGTGAATGAGGTGGTTTGGGTAGCGCTGATCAGCGCAGGCGGTGCCATGGCCGTAGCGCTCATGACCCAATTCTTATCAGCACGAGCAGCCAGTAGATCAATAGACCATGCAGACAAGAGAGAAGCGCTGCAATGGCAACGAAATGAGGCGTTAAGGCTAGAGGAACTTCAGCGGAAAGAGGCTCAGGAGGCACTGGCGTGGGAGCGAGCAGACGCCCTGAGGGCGCGAGAGCTTCGCGATGCACGGCTGCGCGAGCTGTGGGGATATGTTCTGGCGGTACGCTGGCAAGTGTTGGACTCGCTGGAGCGCGTTCAGGTGCGGGGACGTCCAGCGTCAAAAGCTGCTGCCGTATCCGCTGAAGTACTGCCTGCTCATGCAGCTGGGCAAGCATATTCCGTTGCGCTGATCGGCCTAGCATCCGTTCGCCCCAGCGCGAAGGCGTTCTATTTGGCGACATCGCGCGTTCAACACGCGTTGGCAGTTGCCGATCAAGAAGCAATGCACGATGTTGTGAACGAATGGAACGATGCATACAAAGCTCTCGAGACAAGCGTTGCGGCTTTTTCTGATGGGCTGGTCGATACAGGCGACGTAGGTTGACGAATTTGAGGCCATAGTGCCTTCGCCAAAATCACGGAGAGGTTTGTTCGTTAATGGTGAACCTTTACGCCAGTGATTTGGCAGGGTTGAATTTATCGGCAATTTCCCCCGATCAAACAATGACGCGCTCCATTTAGCGCCGCTCGCGCGCGCACGGCATCCTGCCGTACATGAGCAAAACACGAACCGCCATTGCCGCCCTGGCTGTCTCTGCCGCAGCGCTGGTGGGCATTGCGGGCTATGAAGACTATCGAGGCAGCGCCTACCTTGATTCCGGCAACGTTCCCACCTTGGGGTATGGGGCCACGGCGGGCGTCAAGCTGGGCGATACCACCACCCCGGCCCGCGCACTGGCTCGACTGCATGGCGATGCCTCGGAGCACGCCCGCGCCATTCAGCGGTGCATCAAGGCGCCGCTCTTTCAGTACGAGTTCGACGCCTATCTGAGCCTTGCCTACAACATCGGCGCGGGTGCTTTTTGCCGAGGCGCACCGCCTGGACAGCCGCCCGCGCTGATCGATCTCATCAACGCCCAGCGCTACACCGAAGCCTGCACGCGCCTGTTGCAGTTCGACAAGTACCGCAACCCCAAGACTGGCCTACTGGAGCCGCTACGCGGCCTGACCAACCGTCGCCAGTCCGAGTACCGCACCTGCACTGGAGATGCGCCGTGAGTGTGCGCGTTGCCGCCAGTCTGGCGTTGGCCCTTGCCGCTGCGTGGGGCGTGAACACATACCTAGATGGCCTCGTGGCAAGGGGGGACGCGCAGGGCGCAGCACGCGTGCAAAACGCATGGGATGCGAGCGAAGCCCAACGCAGCGCTACTACAGCTCGCGATAACTCCACCAAGCGCCTCAATGCAGAAAGAGTCTCCAATGAAAATGCCCAACGTGAAGCGGTCCGCGTGGATCGTGATGCTGCTGCCGCTGCTTCTATGCGCAGCCTGCGCGCAGAAATTGACCGCCTCAACCAGCGCCCCAATCCCTACCCAACAGGAGATGCCGGCATTGCCGCCTGCGCTCGCGAAGCCTCCACCGGCCGAGAGCTTTTCGGAGAGAGCAGCGGCGCGTATCAAGAGCTGGCAGCAGAGGCTGATGGACTCCGTGACCAGGTAGCCGGCCTGCACGATTTTGTGCGCGGCGTGTGTCGTGCGCCTATGCCCACCACAGAGACTCCTCAATGATTTTCGAGCTGACGATGACGAACCTGATTTCCCTCGCGGGCTTGTTCCTGGGGGCGCTTTGGGCATTGCTAAAGGTGATTGGCCTGCAGGCCGAGAAGCGGGCCAACGAGAAATTCGCCTCGCTGCAGGCGTCCATCGGCCAGGTGGGCGTGGACATGCGTCGCGAAGCCGATGCAGCACGGCTTCTGGAGACCTCTTTCCTGCGCTTCCAGGCCGAGCTGCCGCGCGACTACGTGCGCCGTGACGACTTCGTGCAGGCCGTTGGCGGCATCAACACCCGCATCGACAACTTTGCGCTTCGCATGGAGCGGGCGCTAGACAACAACCGTAGGGGGGAGCACCTGTGAATTTTTCTGTCGATTTTCTCAAAGCGCGCCGTGAGGCAATCCGCTGGCACCTTTTGTCAGCCGTCAACCTGTCGCGGCCCGTGGGCATCTACACCGAGGCGCTGCTGCCCATCGTGCAGTCGGTCTATGTGGACGCCACGCACCAGGAAGTGCGACGCGAACTCGACTACCTGGAAGCCCGCGAGATGGTGACCATCGCGCGTGATCCGATAGACCGCTGGTTTGTGGATCTCACGCGCACGGGCATCGACTTTGTCGAATACACGATTGATGCGCAGCCTGGTGTGGCACGGCCGCGCATCACGCAGGGTTGACCATGGCGCCCCGAAGCAAGGTTCATACGTTGCCGCCCGAGCTCAAGGAATGGCTTGATGCCGAGTTGATCGCGCGTGGCTTTGGCGACTATGTGCAGTTGGCGGCCGACCTGAAAGCGCGCGGCGCCGATGTGTCCAAGTCCGCGCTGCAGCGCTATGGCTCGCCTTTCGAGCAGCGCATGGCTCAACTCAAGATGGCCAGCGAGCAAGCTCGCGCCCTGGTGGATGCAGCTCCCGATGATGAGGACAAGCTGGGTTCCGCCGTCGTTCGGATGACGCAGGAGAAGATTTTCACCCTGCTGATGGACATGGAAATCAATCCCAAAGACGTCGACGTCAACAAGTTGTTTAAGAACGCTGCCGAGATTGGCAAGACGTCGGTCGCACAGAAAAAATTCAGCCTGGCCGTTCGCAAGGAGATCGAGGAGGCTGCGCGCAAGAAGGCGCTGGAAGATGCAGCGCAGCAAGTCAGCGAAACTGGCAGGCAGCAGGGCCTTTCTGCCAGCGGCGTGCAAGCGCTGCGCACCGCGATCATGGGGCAGCTGTGATGCAGCAGACCCAGGTGGCCCAGGCCGCGCGCATCTTGATGCAGTACCAGGTGGACTGGATTGCTGACAAGTCGCAGGTCAAGATCATGGAGAAGTCACGGCGCATCGGCATCAGCTATGCCGAGGCGGCCGACGACGTACTCTATGCAGCCAGCGCCGAGGGGGCGAACGTCTATTACATCTCCTACAACAAGGAGATGACGGCGGGCTTCATTCAGGATTGCGCCACCTGGGCGCGCGCCTTCAATGCTGCGGCGGGGCAGATCGAAGAGTCGGTGATCGAGGAGGAGGACAAGCAGATCCTCACGTACACGATCAAGTTCGACAGCGGCCACATGATCCAGGCCTTCACCAGCAGCCCGCGCAATCTGCGCTCCAAGGGACGCCCGGGTGAGCGGCTGGTGGTCGATGAGGGCGCGTTCCTGGACGACATCAAGGAAGTACTCAAGGCCGCCATGGCCATGACGATGTGGGGCGGCCAGATCCGCATCATCAGCACGCATGACGGCGACGACAACCCGTTTAATGAGCTGATCAACGATGTGCGGGCAGGAAAGTTCCCGTACAGCCTGCACCGCGTGGACTTGGACGATGCGCTGCGCGATGGCCTGTACAAGAAGATTTGCGCGGTCACCGGGCAGGAATGGTCGAGAGAGCGCGAGGTCGAGTGGCGCCAGACCATGATCAACCGCTACAAACCCAATGAGGACGAGGAGCTGTTCTGCATCCCGTCTAAGGGTGGTGGGGCCTGGCTGAGCCGCGCGCTGATTGAGGCGCGCATGAAGCCCGCACCTGTTATTCGATTCACGGGCTCGCCAGACTTCAACAACGCCACACCAGAGCAGCGTGCGCGGGTGATGCAGGACTGGATCACCGATGAGCTGCAGCCCCTGCTGAAATTCAATCCAGCGCTGCGCCACGCACTGGGCATGGACTTTGCCCGCACCGGTGACCTGTCCGCCATTGCCCCATCACAGATCGCGGTGAGTCTGCACGTGACCATCCCGTTCATCGTCGAGATGAAGAACGTGCCCTACAACCAACAGCTGCAGGTGCTTTTTGCCATCGCGGATGCACTCCCGCGCTTGGGCGGCATGGTGATCGACAGCCGCGGTAACGGCAGCTATGTGGGCGAGGCGGCGTATGACAAATACGGTTCCGTAGTGGTGCGGCTGATGCCCACTGAAGGCTGGTACCGGGACAACATGCCTCCCTACAAAGCGGCGTTTGAAGACGACACCATCACGGTGCCAAAGCACGATGGCTTGCTGCAAGACCACCGGGCGATCAAGCTGATTCGCGGAGTGCCCCGTATGCCAGAGGGCAAGACATCGGGCGACAGCCACGGCGACGGAGCAATGGCATGCGTGTACTCGCATGCCGCCACGCGTATCGACTATTGCCCCATCGAATTCATGAGCGGCGGCCCACGCGACAGCTCCCAACCCCTGACGGACTTCATCTATGGCTAAACGCAACAGGCCCACGCGCGACTCCGCTGCGCCCGCCATCTCCCGCCCCGAGTTGGATTCCGAATTCGCCAACCGCTTGCGCGACCCGTTCGAACAAAATTACATGGGTGTGCTGCGCACCAACGATCCGCTGCTGCTGGAACGGGGCAACAGCGGCGTGGAGCTTTACCGCGATCTCAAACGCGACGGAAAGGTCTTCGCCGGGCTGCAGAAGCGCCAGCTGGCCTTGATTGGCAAGCCGTGGCAGGTGGAGCCTCGTAAAAAGGGGGACGCCAAGGGCACGGCCGATGCCCTCAAAGTGACGGAAATCCTGAAGGCCTGCAGCTTCGATAAGCTGTGCGCCGAGCTGCTAGAGGCGCTGATTGCAGGCCATTCGATTGCTGAAATCGTTTGGACGGCGCGGGATGGCATGTGGTTACCAAAGCGCGTTGTCAAGCGCGCGCAGCGCCGTTTCGTCTATGTGCAGACCGATGAAAACTCGCCCCCCTGGCTGCACCTGTTGACCCGCGAGAACATGCTGACGGGCACGCCGGTACCGGAGCGCAAGTTCATCGTGCACCGGGTCAATCCGGAAGACGACAACCCGTATGGCACAGGCTTGGGCCTGCAGCTTTTCTGGCCGGTGTTCTTCAAGCGCAAAGGCATCGTGGCCTGGAACAAGCTGTGCGATCGCTTCGGCTCGCCCACACCTCATGGCAAGTACCCGCGCCACGCCGGCCCCAAGGAAAAGGGAACGTTGGCAGATGCTTTGCGCGCCATGAGCAATGACGGCTACTTGATGACGCCCGAAGGCATGGAGATTGCGCTGCTGGAGAGCAAGATATCGGGCAACGTGACAACGCAGCAGGCCTTGTGCGAGTACATGGACGACTGGATTGGGGCCGTGCTGACAGGGCAGGAGTCGCGCGCCTCCGGTGGTGGTGCGCTGGCTGCAGCAAGCAAAGAGCGCCAGGATGTGCGCCAGGACTTGACCCAGGCTGACAGCGACCTGCTATCGGAAACGCTCAATGAAACGCTGCTGGCCTGGATCTGTGAGTACAACGGGCTGGAGCCTTGCCATGTGTATCGCCAGATCAAGGAGGAAGAGGACACCAAGGCCATGGCTGAAGGCGACAAGATCGTCTCAGACATGGGCTTCGAGATGGACGAGGACACGGTGCGCGCCAAGTACGGCGAGGGCTGGAGCAAGAAGGTGCCGCCGTCGCCTGCGCCAAGCCCTCAGCCCAAGGCGCCTGGCACGGCCAGCTTTGCTGAGCCCGCCGTCATCGCCACCGCGCAACCTGATGCGTTGGATGCCCTGATCGACGCAGAGCAGTCGCAGTGGCGCCCGGCCATCGACCCTCTGATGGCCCCGATCAAGGCCTTGCTGGCAGATGCGCAAGCGCGTGGACAGTCGGCGGCCGAGCTGCTCGCTCGCTTGCCCGAGCTGCTACCCCAGCTGGACACCGACAATCTGGCCAGTTCGCTGACGCGCGTCGCATTCGCGGCCCGTCTGGCGGCCGATGCCGGCTTGGCGAACGAGTAAGCCCATGTCCGCCGCTACCGATTTCGCCCAGCTCCAGAAGCTCACACCGGAGGCCGCTGTGGATTGGCTGATAGCACGCGGCCATCTCACCAAAAGCTATGCCTGGCAGGATGTGTGGCAAGACGAGCATGGCCATCAATTCACGGTGAGCCGGCTTGCGCGGCTGGATCTTCTGCAGGCGCTACGCGAAGGCATCATCAAGTCGGTCGAAGGCGATCTGAGCCGCAAGGACTGGATGCAGAACGCCGAGCAGCTGCTGACCGACGCCGGCTGGTGGGGAACAAAAGCGGTCACCGATCCGGCCGACGGCGAGATCAAACTGACAAAGTTCGACGCCGCGCGCCTTAGGCTGATCTACGACACCAACACGCGCCAGGCCTATGCGACAGGCCTCTGGGAGCGGGTGGAGCGCAGCAAGCGCACCCATCCCTATGTGCGCTACATCACCAAGCAGGACGGGCGCGTGCGTGCCAGCCATCGCGCCTGGGACAACCTGGTGCTTCCAGTGGACGATGATTTCTGGAAAACGCATTGGCCACCCAATGGTTGGCGTTGCCGCTGCCGAGTGATGAGCATGAGCCAGCGCGACTACGACAAGGGCTACACGCTGGACCGCCCCGGCGCGGAATATGCGCAGGACGCGCCCACGGTGCGAAAGCCTTTGAACAAGCAAGCGCCCGAGGTGACCACGCGCGATTACGTCAACCAGCGCTCAGGCGAGATCACCCAGGTGCCCACGGGCGTAGACCCGGGCTTTGCGTATAACCCCGGCATGGCCCGTCAGCAGGCACTGCAGGAAGTAGTGGACGGCAAGATGCGCAGCGCTGACTCTGACCTGGTCAAGGCTGCGCGCCAGGCCGGACTCAAGAAGGACTGACCGCCATGATCACAATCAGTACCGAGGACAAGGCCTTTCGCAGCAGCCTGAACCAGCTCTACCGGCGCATGGGAAATCTCAGACCCGTCATGGAGAGCATCGGCATGGAGCTGGAGAGTCGGGTCAGCGGGCGCTTTGAAAGCCGCACGGACCCCAGCGGCAGCGCCTGGGCACCTTGGGCGCAATCCACGGTGGACGGCTACCCCGAGGACGGCAACCGGCGGTTGCTGGATCGCTACGGCGACATGCTTGCCAGCCTGACCCACCAGGCAGACGCCGCCAGCGTGCGCGTGGGCTTCGGCCAACCCTACGCCACTTTCCACGAATGGGGCACCGAGCACATGTCGCGACGTGGCCTGCTGTTCGACGACCCCGAAGCTGGCACGCTGGCCGCGGATGATGAAGCGGCGGTGCTGGACATCCTGAGCGTGTGGCTGGACGACTTGGCGGCATAGCGCCGCGACGAATGCAAAAGGTGCCACTATGGCCACGCTTCTCAAGATTTTTTTCACCGCCTTCTTCTTGATCTGGGATGGTTCCCTGCGCGTGCGCGGTGCGTGGCATCGCCGGGAATGGCGGAACCTGAGCAGGTATGCCCTGAAATTTTGTTCAGCGGTACTGCTCACGCTTGTTATCGGCATTGCCCTTTGCTAGAACCGAAGGCGGTTGCGGCATGCGGCAGAATGCACAAAGCGCCAAAAAACGGCGCTTTTCTACTTTGATTAAGGCCAAAGCATGCCCCGAGCCACAACGATCAACTCCTTGCCCGACGATGTGAGGGCCGAACTGTGGCACCGTCTACAGACTATGGGCTTTGGGAACTACGAGGCCCACGCGGCGTGGCTGAAGGCAAAGGGGTTCGTTACGTCGAAGTCAGCGATTCATCGCTACGCATCCACGCACGCGGCGACCATCCTGGCGAACCAGCAGGGCTTGGATGCCCCCTTGATGATTGATGCACGCCTTCGTTGCCTGGAAGTCGCGCGTTCGTTGGAGCCGAGCAGTGCGGCGGACTTGATGCGCGATGCGGAAGCGCTGCTGAAGTGGGTCTACAAGCTCTGAGGTCCACCTGGGGCCTCACTTTCTTGAGGTGAAAGAGATTTTCAGTTTCTCCTACCCACGTCGACCCAGGTGTACCCGGATCTACCCATTTATCGCGCCTCTCACTCTTTCTTTATCTCAACTCCCCTCAGCTCGCACTGTGAGGCCGCTCCACGCCCCATACGCCCCCACCATGATTTCTCCCCCGCCGCATTGTTTGACCTCGACCACACCTTGCTCGATGGCGATGGCGATGACCTGTGGTGCGGCTTTCTGCTGCGCCACGCTCTGGTGCCGGCCGAGGCGCAGGCGCGCAACGAACAGCTGTGCGCGGACTATCGCGCCGGTCAGGTGAGTGCGCAGGCGTTCAGTGCGTTCTACGCACGTCTGCTGGCCGGGCGCTCGCCCGCCCAATGGAGTCCATGGCAGGACCGGTTTCTGGCCGAGGAGATTCGACCTCGCCTGCCGCCAGCGGCATATGATTTGGTGGCCTCGCACCGGGCTGCCGGCCACACCGTGGTGCTGACCACGGCCAGCAACCGCGTGATTGCCGAACGCACGGCCGTGGAGCTGGGCTTTTCGCATTGCCTGGCAACCGAGCTGGCCCTGGTCGACGGCATTTTTTCCGGCGAGGTCGAGGGCATCCCCAACATGCGCGCCGGCAAGCTGCAGCGCATGCAGACCTGGCTGGCTCGGCAGGGACTGCCGGCCAGCGCGCTGGCCAGCGCCTTTTTCTACAGCGATTCCATCAACGACCTGCCGCTTCTGAGCGAGGTGGGACAGCCAGTGGCCGTCAATCCGGATGCCCGGCTGCTGCAGCACGCGCTGGCCCACGGCTGGCGCGTGCTCGATGTGCTCGGCGCAGCGCAACCACGCTGTTGAGCCTGCCCAACCCGGCATGAATTTTCCGGCCCTGCCCGATCGGCCGCCCGCGATCGGCGAAAATGCGGCATACGGACGGCGCGATCAGGGTATCGCGGCGGCGTCCGTTCAAGGCTACGGCTTGCCCTCCGAGCAGATTTGCTGAAGATGTTCGTTTGTTTATGACAATAACAAGAGGGCCGTTTCGCCAGGATTTCCTGCGCGATGAAGTGCTGGCCGACCTTTTCGAGGCAACGGCCGCACGCCAGCCCGGGCATGCGGCGCTGGTGTTCGCAGACCGGCAACTGAGCTACCGCGAGCTCGATGAACATGCCGATCTGATGGCCCACCACCTGATCGCGCAAGGCGTGCAACCCGGCGACATCGTGGGCCTGTGGCTGCCCCGGGGCATCGATCTTCTCGCCAGCCAGCTGGCCATCGCCAAGACCGGCGCGGCCTGGTTGCCGTTCGATGCGGACACACCCGCCGAGCGCGTGGCGATCTGCCTTGAAGATGCGCAGGCCGTGGGCATCGTCATCGGCCATGGCCTGCCACCGCAGCTGCGCGCCGGCCCATGGGCGGTGTGGGACCAGACCGCCCTGCTCGCCAAGACCTCCGGGCCCTTGCTGCGGCGGCGCTCAGCGCGCCCCGAAGATCCCGCCTATGTCATCTACACCTCGGGCTCGACCGGCAAGCCCAAGGGCGTGCCCATCAGCCAGGGGGCGATCTGCCATTTCCTGCGCAGCGAGAACGCCGTGCTGGACGTGCGCGCCGACGACCGCGTGTACCAGGGCTTTTCCGTTGCCTTCGACATGTCGTTCGAGGAAATCTGGATCTCCTATCTTGTGGGCGCCACCTTGTGGATAGCGCCGCGTGAAATCACGGCCGACCCCGATGCGCTGCCACGCGCGCTGGTCGAGCATGGCGTCAGCGTGCTGCACGCGGTGCCGACCTTGCTGGCGCTGTTCGGCAGTGACGTGCCGGGCCTGAGGCTGATCAACCTGGGCGGGGAAATGTGCCCGCAGGCCGTCGTCGACCGCTGGGCCACGCCTGCGCGCCGGATGTTCAACACCTACGGCCCGACCGAAGCCACCGTGTCCGCGAGCATTGCCGAACTGCACGCAGGCCAGGCCGTGACGATTGGCGCGCCGCTGCCCAACTATGGGCTGCTGGTGGTCGATGCCGACCTGAACCTGCTCGACGCCGGCGAAACCGGCGAGCTGTGCATCATCGGCCCCGGCGTCGCCCAGGGCTACCTGGGCAGACCGGAGCTCACGGCCGAGAAATTCGTCGCCAACCCCTGGATGGCACACCCGCATGAGCCGCGCCTCTACCGCACCGGCGATCTGGCGCGCATCGATGCCCAGGGCCAGGTCCATTGCCTGGGGCGGGTCGACGACCAGGTCAAAGTCCGGGGGTTTCGCGTCGAGCTCGGCGAAATCGAAGCCAGGCTGAGCGCGCTGCTGCGCAATGGCGCGGCGGCCGTGGTGCTCAAGCCCGTCAACGACATCGACCAGCTGGTGGCCTACGTCGTTGCCGCCGGTCGCGACGCGCCCACGCCCGGCGATCTGCGCGCGCGCTTGCGCGAAGTCCTGCCGCCCTACATGGTGCCCAGCCACTTCGAGATCGTCGCCGGCATTCCGCGCCTGACCTCGGGCAAGATCGATCGCCAGGCCTTGCGCGCGCTGCCGATGAGCGCGCTCACCGCGCCCGCCGGTTCCGCGGGTTCCGCGGGTTCCGACGCGGCGCAAAACGATGCCGAGGCCGCGCTGTTCGCGGTACTCGGGCGCCTGTTTCCGGGGCAGGCGCTGCGCGGATCGGTCGATTTCTTCGACGACCTCGGCGGGCATTCCCTGATCGCGGCGCGCCTGGTATCGACGCTGCGCGAGGATGCGCGATTCGTTCACATGACGGTGAACGACGTCTACCAGAACCGGCAACTCGCCGCCATCGCCGAAGCCATGCAAACCGGCATGGCCAGGCTCGGCGGCGCGGCCCTGCGCGGGTTCGCGCCGGTTCCGCGCTGGCGCAGGATGCTGTGCGGCGCGGCGCAGGCGCTGGCATTGCCGTTCATGATCAGCCTGAATGTGCTGAACTGGCTCGCACCGTTTTTCACCTACCACTATTTCACCGGCGAACCCGGGGACAGCATTGCCTTCGCCGTGCTGGCTTCGGTGCTGGTGTTCCTGGGCAGTCACCTGTTCAGCCTGACGGTGGCGGTGCTCGGCAGCCGGCTGCTGCTGCAAGGGCTCAAGGCCGGCAGCTATCCGCTGTGGGGCCTGCACTATTTCCGCTGGTGGCTCGCCGACCGGCTGCAGCAGATCGCGCCGGCCTACCTGCTCTCGGGGTCCTCGCTGTACAACGGCTACCTGCGCGCCATGGGGGCGCAGATCGGCAAGGAGGTCGTGATCGGCTCGGTCACGATCCGGCACGCCCATCTGCTGCGCATAGGCGATGGCGCCAGCATAGGCTCGAACGTCAATCTGGAAAATGTGCGCGTGGAGCGCGGTGAACTGGTGGTGGGCGCCATCGATATCGGCGCCGAAGGCTATGTGGGCTCGTATGCGGTCATGGAGGGTGATACCGCGATCGCGCCTTGGGGCCGGCTCGAAGGCCTGGCGGCGCTGGCGCGCGGCGCGCGCCTGGCCGCGCATGAAGTGTGGGATGGCGCGCCGGCGCAGTTCGTGCGCCTTCGCCCCAGCGGCGAGCGCGCGGCGCGCCCCGCAGTCAGCCGGGCGCGCCGCATGGGAGAGGCCATGTTCTTCGCGTTCGGTGCCGCGCTGACGGCGGTGCTGTTCTTTCTGCCCATCTTCCCGGCGTTTGCCTTGATCGATGCGCTGGAAGAGCGGGTGCTGGCGCCATCGCTGGAAGCGCATGGCTATGTGCTCGCGGTATTCCAGTACGCCTTGCTGGCCCTGCCCGCCAGCGCGGTGCTGATCGTGGGCACGGCGCTGATCGCCGCCGCCATCCGCTGGGCCGTGCTGCCCAGGCTGCAACCAGGAACCTGGCCGGTGCACAGCAACCTGTACTGCCGCAAGTGGCTGGCCAACCAGATCCAGGTGGCGAGCCTGCATGTGCTGCACGGCGTCTATGCGACGGTTTTCGTTCCCACCTGGTATCGCCTGCTGGGGGCGAAGATCGGCCGGCATGCCGAAATCTCTACCGCCATGGGCCTGATTCCAGACATGCTGACGCTGGGCGACGAGTCCTTCATCGCCGACGCGGTGATGCTGGGCGACGAGGAAGTCGATGGCGGCTGGATGTCGATCGACCATACGGTCGTAGGCCGGCGCAGTTTCATCGGCAACGGCGCCTATGTGCCCGACGGCACCACCTTGCCCCCGGACATGCTGCTGGGCGTGCAGTCCAAGGCGCCCGCGAGCGAAAAGATGCAGCCCGGGCAGACCTGGGTGGGTTCGCCTGCAATCAGCCTGCCGGCGCGCGAAGTCCTGACGGGCTTTGCCGAGTCCCTGACTTTCCGGCCGTCGAAATGGCGTTGGCTGGGCCGCGCGACCGTGGAAGCGATGCGCATCGTGCTGCCGCTGTCGCTGGTCATAGGCGCGGGCTACGTGATTGTCCAGAACCTCATGCCCGTGGCCGCGCAGGAAGCCTGGCTGGAGCTGGCGCTCGACCTGGGCGTGGCCGGCATCTATTACGGCGTCGGCTGTTTCCTGTTCGTGCTGGCGCTCAAGTGGCTGCTGATCGGTCGCTACCGGCCGCGCGCCACGCCGATGTGGACGCCCTTCGTCTGGACCAGCGAAGCCTTGACCAGCATCTATGAGTCGATTGCCGTGCCCAACTTCCTCGAGTACCTGCGCGGCACGCCCATGATGCCGTCGATGCTGCGCCTCATGGGCGTGCGCATAGGCCGCGATGTCTACCTCAACACCACCGACATCACCGAATTCGACTGCGTAGAGATCGGCGACCACAGCGAACTCAATGCCTGGTCGGGCCCGCAGACCCACCTCTTCGAGGACCGGGTGATGAAGATCGGCCGTATCCAGATCGGGCAACGCGTGACGCTGGGCGTACGCACCACCGTGCTGTACGACACCGTGATCGGCGATGGCGTGCTGCTCGGACCGCTGACGCTGATCATGAAAGGTGAAAAGCTGCCGCCCGACAGCGCCTGGCATGGCTCGCCAGCCCAGTCATGGACGCCTTGACGCCGCTGGCACCCATGGAGCCGGACCAGAGGCCGGCCTTGCGCGCGCTGCAGCCCGCAGTGTGGCGGCTGCAAGGCCAGCGCCGGCAACTGCGCGCCGAGGCCAGAGCGCTGCTGAGGGACCTGGTGGCCGGCTATCTGGGAACCAGCAGCGACAACACGCTGCTGCATTTCGTCCCCGGCCAGGCGCCGTTCGTGGACGCGCGCTGGCAAGGGCTGCGCTTGTCGATCAGCATCAGCTACAGCCAGGACCTGGCGCTGATCGCGCTGTGCGCCGGCGCACGCATTGGCATCGATGTGACAGAAACAGCCCCCATGCCGGATTGGGCAGCGGTGGCCAGGTCGTATCTGGGTCCGGCAGTGCTTGCGCGACTCGCGCCAGCCGATGGCGCAGCGCGCGACACCGCGTTCGCGCTCGCATGGGCCGAGCTCGAAGCGCGCGGCAAGTGCCTGGGGCTGGGATTGCAGGAATGGTCGGCAGAGCGGCACGCGCGCTTGCACGCGCCTGCCATCGAAGTGATCAGCAGTGCGCTCGAA